TCAACCTCAACCAACGGACCGTCTTTAACATCACATTTTTTATTTGGGCAAAAAAGTCCGATTCCCGGGGCATTTACTAAAGTAGTACCACACATATAACAATTGATTGGGTGTACAGGAGTCGGCGCAGTTGCAACAATCTGACTAATTTGGTCATCAGTTAATGGACCATCATCAGGTTCATATGCAGGTTCAGTGACAGTGGGAGTCAATGGTGTTTCAATCCCTAGAGGGCTGTCACCCTCCTCTTTATCCCATTCTTTACTTGCATTGGCAGCTAACACAAGTGCAATAGCTAGTGGGTCAAACACAATAACCAATAAGATAATAACCCAGCGAACAGCGGCTTCCAACGTATTCGTATCAGTATTGTCTCCGTAAATTAATGCGGCAATATATTTTATCGGTCCAACTTCTGCTTCAACTTTGCGTACCTCAGAGGCAATAGGCGCACGGGCATCGTTAAGTTCCGCGATAGACTTTTGCGACTGTAGTATTTCATTTTGAAGTCTAGCACGTTCTTTCTGCTGGGACTTACGCATAGCCACAGCTTTGTCGGCACCTTTTTCATCTGTTGAGCGGCCCAGTACTTGGTCCACTCCTTCATCCATCTGTTTAAGTGCCTTACGGTTTGCTTCAATATTCTCTTTTTCGGTTTTAATTTTTTCATCATATATAGCAATCTTTGATAGTACATCGCCGGATGTAATACCCTGATCCATGTGAGCTTTTGATAAGAAGCCAAAAATACCCATGCTTGTTAACAGTGCTAATGCAATAACTGCAGGTACTAGATAGAGTTTAAGTAAAAAGCCGGCACGATGCCAATATTTGCGTAGCCAAACCGTAGTAGTAATCTTTCCTACTTCGAGGATAGAACCCATAATGATGACAGGAATAACCGCACCTGCAAAGATAGCGGTCAAACCGATAATACTGTACCAGGCTGCAACTGAACTAAGTGCTAGCGCAACCAACAATGTTGCATTACTAAACGAAAATATTTTTGACATAGTATATTTATTCGTTTAATTTTACAAACAAATGCTTATAGTGATCCATGAATTCATCATACTTCATAACTAGTTTCCTAGGCAAAGAGGAATTCATACTTATGTAGTAGTGTACCCATGGACCATCTTCTCTCTGTTTAATTTGCGCAACTTCTATCTTTGCACCATCTTCAAAGATGTGCGACTTTCCTACAATATCATTCATTTTTTATTATGGTACACATCAAACTGTGCCCACTGTCCTCGCCAGTTGTCGTGTTCACTATCCATGCCCTCGTCATCAAGTTCAACACCATCATATACTAATCGGGTGACTACACTTGTGCCTTGAATATCCCAATTGAATACTTTCAGTTTTTTGGGTTCAAATACACCTTCAATAGTTGTTTGAATGCAAGAACCTTTGCCACCTTGTGTCCACATCAACCAGTAACCCTTACCTAGATGTTCCGGGTATAGTTCTTCTTGTTCTTCTGATGTTTCCCAACGACTATCTTCTTCACCGTGTGCTTCACTAAAGAATGATTCAATATCACCGTCATAGATTGTTTCACCTTCACTATTCTCAATAGTCATATGTGTATCGTCTTGGTCAAAACCCCAAAACGAATGCTTGCCTTGATACTCATAATAAGGACTATCAAACCGCGCCGCTTCAGGAGTCTCATTATCATCGTAGTCATAGTTCTCGTTAAGTGCATCAGCCAAATCACTTTCGTGATCCTCGTTACTCCAATGTTCGTATTGTGCTTTCTTAATCTTATGCACACCGATCTCACGTGTACGACCCCAAACACGAATTGTATACGTATCTTCGGGGTAACTTTCTTTCAATGAATCGTCATCTTCTGTATCGTTTTCAAAGGGCCACTTAGCGGTTTCTACAAAATCACTATCTGGTGTAGGCCAATGTGCAGAAGTTTTATCTCCTGCTGTCAGTTCTTCAAACTCACGCTTAAGTTCTTCAAGGTCTGCTTCCAAATCAGCCTCATCAACTAATTCTTCGTCATCTTCTGCGGCTTCTTTGGCCCATCGTGCAGAACGTTCAGCACTTGCCTTTTCTTCTGCAACTCCAGCTTCTGTTAACTCGGTGTCACTTTCACAGTACGGGCAAACTTTTCTAGGATCATCAATTTCAGTTCCGTCTTTAGCTACCCAAGACCATTCAGCATCATAACTTTGACCAGTCCACTTACAATTAGTGCATTTGTGAGTATGAGGTGCCGGCTCAGGCTCAACAACCCAACTAGACTCGTCACCTAGTTCGAATGTAATGTCATAACCACCTTTGCGGTCTGTCCAACAATCATCATATTGAAATTCCCATTCAATCTCTACATCATTGTCATAAGCATCATTGATAACTTCTTCATAGTCAAGTTCACCGGATGCAATATCCGCAAGTTTTTGTACAATCTCATCCTCATCCAAGTCAGGATAGATTTCACTTAACAGTGATTCATCAAGTTCAATAGCATATTGTCTGTCATGCGAATGCCATTCATGTTTTACGATTGTTACCATGGGTATTCCTTTATTTAAAATATTTCACATCTTTGTGTTTTACAATTATAACATTGTATATTGTATTTTGAAACTTAATTGGTAAATCTAGATGTACGCTGATTCTAGGACCTTCAATTTCGTTAATTAGGGTATCATTTCCTACCGTACCTACAAATGGAATCTTATTCCATTTACCAATAACACGGTCACCGATATCATATACGGACTGATATCGGTGTAGCTTGAAATATTCAGCTAGGCTTGCCATTTATTTTGGCATCATCAATGCATTGAAGTTGCTGGGCACTACAATGGTCTGTACTTTACCTGTTTTGATACCTTCAGAGATATTCAACATAGCTTGAGCTTGCATGAATGCAATTGAACTACCACTGTTGTTAGCTAGAGCTGCCATACGACGGCTTTCAGCTTCAGCAGTTTTAACTTCAACTTCCTTTTGCTTCAATTCATTCTTAGCCTTTACCAGTTCGTTAGCACTTGCTACAACCGAATCAGCAGGTACTACGTTACGCACCATTACTTGACTGATAGTAATTGAGCCGTCCAACTTTTCTTCAGCAAGGTTACGAGTAATCTCGTCCTTGATAAAGTTTTCCATATCACTTCGAGCGTCTGCCATGTCCAATGCTTCATATTTACGTGCTGCCTTGTAAATAGAGTTACGAGCATTTTGTACAATATAGTTATACATCACGTAGGTATCACCTTTAAACTCAGCGTGGAAACTCTTGTTCTTAGTTGAGAACAGTTCAGAAACTTGCGCAGGATTGATGTTATAAACAACCACAGCATCAAAGTCCTTCATGGTACTATTATCTTTGGCTACTGGAGTCATGTTATCCAGTGTCACATTGACGTCCTTGATTGGAAATGTCAATACATCACCGATAAAGGTTTGATTAAATGAACCAGGCAACAGTTCCCCACTTTGGACTTGTTTATCGAACCCAACTCGAACACCGACCTCGCCGGTTTCGATACGGGTGCATCCCGTAGCAAGTGCTACAAGCGCAACGATGGCGGAAATCTTAAAAACGTTTTTCATACATATCCTTAAAAAATAACAACGATTGAAATTAATACTGCAACTGTCAGTATAGCGCATAGTATACTATACCCTATCATTTTTGTCAAGGCCAAAGCCTCTCTACCTGTAATATTTCTTAGGGTTGTGATACCCAAAAAGAATAGCACAAAAATGAATACAAAAAATAACAAAACCTTAATCATTCTTCAACTCCGAAATGTTTCTTTATATAATCTGCCGCAATGACAGGTGTGTGGCCATAGTCAGTTTCAATTTCTACATAAACATTAGGAAATAATCCGGCACATTCCTGAACAATCAACTCGGCGAACTTTTCTACTTCTTCTTTATTGTGAATTGAATATAGTCCTGCGCCAGCAAAATCACCAGCAAACACTCCAGCCTGTTCAGCAAGTTCTTTAATTCGTTCGTTCATTAAAACCACTCCTTGATGTGCCAGGCCGCAATGCAGGAAATATTAAACCATACAGCGACCAGCACAATGTAGAGCAATACCATAGCCCAGCGTCCTGCTTGTTCACCTTCGTTCATTCTTCAACTCCGAAATGTTCTCTAATTTCTTCGTAAATATCCAACCCATCATGATCGGCGGCAACATTAGCGCATTCTTTCACAATCAACTCAGCGAACTTTTCCAACCTAGATTCCCATTTACCTTTATCTAAGCCGAGGGCATATACATCAAGGTTAGACTCACGCTCAAATTGTTTATAGAGACTATTCATTCTTCAACTCCGTATTCAGCTTTTAACGCATCCAATGCTAGACGAACCCTGTCGGCAACAGGACGATATTTGACAGGATGGATAGGATGATAGCTCCATTCCATACCGGCCCAAATCTTACTACCGTTCAGTAGTTTGTCCATATCTGCTAACAGTTGAAATCTAGGGTCGGCCCAGAACTTGAATTTATTATCTGGTACAATTGGCATAACATTTACAGGACCGCATACATGAGCCCAGTCACCCGAACCGTTATCACTATAACTGCATTTATCACATTTCATTTGTCATCCCTGAATCTAACAAAACGGGGGAAACGCAAACTGTAGGTCCCATCTTGATTCTGCGTAATCACATCACACAAGACTTCAGCAGTACGGCCAATAACCAAATTGCGATTAGTCCAATAGTCATCTCTATCAACATCACTAAAGCCACTACCCACGTTGACTGTAATTTCTTTCCCGTCATCAACTCCATGACAAACAAGTGCTCCAAGTCTTCCTTGATTTCTACCAGTGCCTTCTTCAACACCCACGACCTCCAAGTCTACAGTAATAGTGGGCTTCCACTTCATCCAGTCAGTGCTACGCTTGCACAGATAAGGGGCACTCAATTCTTTAATCATAATGCCTTCAAACCCTGCGTTAACATTGTCTTTAGCATAACGTTCAAGTTGATCCTTGCCTGCCGCAGTATCTAAATCAACCATAATGTGTGGTAACAACTCAAGACCAGGCATAGTATCAATAACTGGACGCATATCTTCTAGTATTGAAATACGTTTGCTTAGTTGTGCATTCCAATGACCTTCACGGAAAGCATCTAGTGGAAGAATATCAAACACATTATACACACTATCTTCCGCTTGTACATCAGTCTTTCGGCGTGCCTGTCGCATTAGTTCTTGGAAACTATTACCAATCACTTCACCGTCAAGTACAAAGCCCATGCTCAAGTTTGATGTTGCGGCTTTACGAACCATCTTAATCCAATTATCACGCACTTGTTCTTCAATATGACCAAAGTTATCAAACTGTTTACCATTACGACTAAAACAGATTGTAGTTACTGTACCGTCATCACTTGGGATAACCATCAACAACATACGCACACCATCAAGTTTAGGTTCAAGACGCTTGATACCTTTCATCTCAGGGCGACCTTCGCTATTAGTAGCAAGCTGACAACCAAAGATTGGAATTTCGTACATTGTTTTTTTGCAGATTTTATTGATTGTTTTGTCACTAATACCTGCACGTAAATCTCTGCGCAATACTGGTGCTAAGAATGTATTCCATTCTTCACTATCAAATCGTTCAGCCATACTTTGAATAGCATCACGTGCCGCATGACCGGTCAATCTACGTTGACTAAGTTGTAGCATTAACTCATTAAACTCTTCCCAAGGATTTTCTGCACCAACGATACCTGTCGTATCCGGTACTTGACGAACACCGAATGTGACATAAGGATTGTAACATGCTTTTACAAATGAAAGAAAAGTGATAGCATTACCACTACCTAGGACACTTGACTCAAGCGCCTGTAAAATCACATCTTCTTTATGAAGGCGACTATCTGATTCGTTTAATTTATTAATCCAACTTGCTGACATAATTTATCCTGAGAATGGCCACGCTGTTGTAGCTACAAAAGGTGGACGGGTTTTAAGTTCTACTGTTTCAATACTTACATTATACACATCTTCGTCTATTTTGTCAACCTTAAACGGACCCAAAATAGTAACATTATCCTCTTCTACTGCCCAATTATGGTCACCATCATATAACCAACCTGCACCACCATCTTCCCAGAGTTGTTCAATTTCTTCTTTTTCTTCTTCAGTAAAAGAATCATCAAACTCAAAATCTACTGCACAAAGGTCATCTAGTTCACAACCCCAACCGATTGTAGGATCCACACAATGATAGCGGTCATCCTTATAGGGCAACTCATCCTCGTTTTCAACAAAGCCTTGACCCCAACGATATAGTTCGGTAACACTCCAACCACGGATATTACCCTGTTCATCTTTACTATAAACATCATAGTATGCTTCTACTGATTTTTTATCAGCGGGTTTGATACGATATAGTATTGCCATAATATTTCCTTAATACAAGTGTGGTTCAACTGAAGGTTCGTCCTTCAGAATCTTTATTACTTCTTCTTTGCTCGTAAAGACTAATCCGGTGTTTTCCAAAATAGTTCTACGTTGATCTGGATTTAGTTCAGTCCACTTAGCTACATTTTCATAACTGCCGTATGCTTCTTTTGGCATAGTATCAAGCATCCAACCAACTAGTGCTTTAAATGCGTTAACAGTATTACTAGGATGGCTTCGTAAGATTGCGCTTCCAAAATCATTAGCCAGGACACTTGTGAAACAACTGCCAGGAGTATATCCAAATACAAGATAGTTGTAGAAAGGTTCTGCAAACTCTTTAGACACATCCCAATGTTTAAATGTCTGCAAGAGTTTGTTTTTGCTATAGTATGTTAGGTTCATTCTTCAACTCCAAAATGTTCTTTGATAATCTCAGCAATATCCCAGTTCATATTTTCTGCTTGATTCTTTGCGGCGATACCAGCACATTCCTTAATAAGCAACTCAGCGAACATCTCTACATTACCAATGCCTACCCATTTACCGCTTACATCGGTTCCTACCTTACGGATAAGGTCTTTAACTCGCATCTTGCCCAATGATCGATTACGACCTTTGACAAACTCGTCATACTTTTCTTTAGTGCCCACACTGTAACCACCGTCACCGGAGTGAATGTCTGCACCTGCTTTAATATTATCGTTCATTCTACTACTCTATATTCTGATTTAGGATAAGTTACCAATAACCACTCTAACATCTCAATGCTATAAGGTAACCTAACCGAATCGTATTTGTTTGTAATATACATTACCAACTACTATTATAAAACACTTTCAAACCTAAAAACAATTCTGCCTTAGCATTAACACAAAACTTTAGGTCTTCTTCATAATAATAATTATCTGCAGGTTTACCAAAGAAGAAACCTTCTGTATTTGGAAGTTGTCCGTACTTTATAGCTCGTTCAAGATTGTCAATATCTTTCCATGTTAACTCAAGTTCAATCCCATTGAATGTACCTTTGTTACCCTGACTCTGCCAAAGTTTTTCCATCCAACCGTGTAATGAAGGATGTTTACGCCAGTAAGCAATTTCATGTGGCTTAGTGACAGGTCCTGCAAAGTCTTTAATAGCCTCATCCCAATCTGCCTTCTCATAAAATTCATCGTATTGACCTTTGCGACCAACATACGCATACATATCAAGTCCCATTCTATCCTCCGCTTGCTTACGTTTAAATTTCACTTAGCTTGTTCAATGGTTACTTCTTTAACCTTGTCTACACTCTTATCGAGCATTTTAGCAACACCGCTGAAGCCTACGGTTGAGACAACAACACCAAACATAAAACCTACCAATAACTTTGTCATAATTAAATCTCCGGGAATTCTAATTTTTGCCAATCTTCAGCATACTCTGTATCTAAAACAGTTGCCGCATCTGTGTAGCCATGATTGACTAGTGTTTGAGTACAAGACTCAATAATCAAACTAGCAAACTTGTCGGGATCAAAATCTTGTGTATACGTGAAACGATTACCCATACGGTCTACTTCAACATACCCACCTGCTTGTTTAAAAAGAATTTCAATATCTTTATTCATCACTCATCTCCACAATTCCAAAATGAATTAACAAATCCCTACCTAACAACGGACCATGTTCCCACACACTACATGCATAACGGTCACACTCACGTACAATCAGTTCTGCAAACTTTTCAGTATCAAACCGATCTACCATATAACTGTTAAAAGCATTAGTACCACGTTGTTCACGGACGATACATTTTGCCTTCAATTCATTAATTAATTCTATATTCATGCAATCACCTTTACACGATTAAGTTGGGTTGTAGTATCACGTTGCGCTTTAACAGTGCCGTAAATATCAAACATATTACCAATTGGCAATTCACTTTTATAAGCAAAGAACACTACTTGGTCATCACTAGTGATGCCAGTAACATAATGTGTCATCCACTTTTGTGAATAAATTGATTTTAATACCTCAATAGAGACTGACACCTTGTCATTAAGTTTACCGATGAAACCACCTGTAGCAAAACTAACACGTTGGTCTGCTGTTTGTCGCACAACACCACGCTCATAACATGATGGCAAACTAGCAATAACTGCAATATCATAGGTACTTTCAATTACATCACGATTGGAGATCAACATTGCGGTGTTGTCAAATTCACTGAGGCGTTTGCCTTGCAAGATTTTGAAAGTGAATCCTTGATAGAATGCACGAACCTTTTTACCTTGCTCACGGTCTTCATCAGTAAGACCTGATTGATCCACTAACAATCGTTCAACAAGCATACGATTGGATAGTTTTGTAAGATCAGGATCAGATTCAGAGATCATGGCCAACTTGACATAACTACCATTAATACGCTGTGCCGCAACTGCCGCACTCCATACATCATCGGCATTGTGATTCAATACAATTTTTTGA